CAAGAAATAGAAGATATTATTGTTCTCAAGAACAACAAAGGCACAGAAGACAATCGGGTACGCAAACTTGACTACTCAATCCAAATTTCAAAACTTTTCTACGAACGTTTCATTGCGAATGAGGAGATTAGCCTCTTCTCACCGAATGACGTACCGGGTCTGTATGCTTCCTTTGGTACTGACAGGTTCGATGATTTATATGTGGGGTTTGAACGAGATGAGTCTGTTCCAAGAAAGACTATCGGGGCACAAGAACTCTTCCTCAATCTTCTGAAGGAGAGAGCAGAGACTGGTCGTATTTACATTATGAATATTGACCATTGTAATTCACACTCATCCTTTAAGGATAAGGTGAACATGTCTAACTTATGTCAGGAGATCACCCTACCAACCGATCCTCTTAATCATATTGATGAGGAGATGCCTGGTGAGATTGCTCTATGTATTCTTTCGGCAGTAAATGTTGGACAAGTTAGAAACGATAAAGAATTAGAGGATTTGTGTGATTTATCAGTTCGTGGACTGGAGGAACTGATTGATTATCAGGAGTACCCTGTACGGGCAGCAGAGATTGCTACAAAGGCGAGAAGATCTCTTGGAGTGGGATTTATTGGTTTGGCACATTATTTGGCGAAACTGGGATTTAAGTATGGTGACCAGGAAGCATGGGATGCTGTCCACACTCTTTCAGAATCATTCCAATATTATCTTCTCAAGTCTTCCAATCAGATTGCTAAAGAGAAGGGACACTGTGAATACTTTGGTCGCACCAAGTATGCTGATGGCATTTTGCCCATTGATACATATAAGGAAGATGTAGATCAGATCACCTCGGAAGGATATCATCATGATTGGGATAGTCTTAGGGAATCTATCAAAGAGTTCGGATTGCGACACAGTACACTGTCCGCACAGATGCCTTCAGAGAGCAGTTCCGTTGTGTCAAACGCAACCAATGGAATTGAACCACCTAGAGGATACCTGTCCATTAAGAAATCCAAGAAAGGACCTCTTAAGCAGATTGTTCCTGGGTATGTTTCCTTGAAAAATAGTTACACTTTGTTGTGGGATATGCCTGACAATACCGGGTACATAAATGTGGTGTCTGTCATGCAGAAATTCTTTGATCAGGCCATATCTGGTAACTGGTCGTATAACCCTGAACATTATCCAGACAATGAGGTGCCAGTATCTCAGATGGCAAATGACCTCCTGACTACATATAAGTATGGATGGAAAACTTCTTACTATCAGAACACCTACGACATCAAAACAGATGAGGTGGAGGAAGATAATGAAGAGAAGTCAAAATTGTCAAATTTGTTAGACGAATTAAGTAAAGCCGAGGAGGGAGAGTGTGAATCCTGTGCAGTTTAAAGTTAGCTCAGTGAGTGATACCATTGAAAGTAAAGTGAAGGGGATGACGGTGTTTAACTCCGAACCTCATGATGCTAAAAAACAACCAATGTTTTTTGGTAAACCTCTGGGAATTCAGAGGTATGATTCATACAAATATCCAATTTTTGAAAAACTTACTACTCAACAGTTAGGATACTTCTGGAGACCTGAAGAGGTCTCACTTCAGAAAGATAGAGCAGATTACCACACACTGCGTCCTGAACAGAAGCACATCTATACTTCTAATCTGAAGTATCAGATTATGCTGGACTCTGTACAGGGTCGTGGTCCTGGTATGGCATTTATTCCCTACTGTTCACTTCCTGAACTAGAAGCATGTTTGGAAGTGTGGGGATTTATGGAGATGATCCATAGTCGTTCTTACACATATATCATCAAAAATATCTATTCGGATCCTTGTGAGGTTCTTGATACGATCATCACCGACAGTAGGATTCTAGATAGAGCAAAGTCAGTAACTGAAAGTTATGATGACTTTATCAATAGTGCTCAAGACTGGGGCACTGGTAGAATGTGGGAAAGTGACTTTAGAGATTCACCATCCGCTACTTGGACTCGCAAAGATGTCAAAAGAAAACTCTACAGAGCAGTTGCCAACGTTAACATTCTTGAGGGTATTAGGTTCTACGTTAGTTTTGCTTGTAGTTTCGCCTTCGGTGAACTTAAACTCATGGAAGGATCCGCAAAGATCATCTCTCTTATCGCAAGAGACGAGAATCAACACCTAGCAATCACACAGAATATTCTGAATAAGTGGAAGAATGGTGATGATCCAGAGATGGCAGAGATTGCCAAGGAAGAGAAAGAGTGGGTCTATGCAATGTTCAAAAAAGCAGTAAATGAAGAGAAGAAGTGGGCAGATTACTTGTTCCGCGATGGATCAATGATTGGTTTGAATGATGCATTACTCAAACAGTATGTTGAATGGGTCGCTAATAGGAGACTGAAAGGTATTGGATTTGATCCAATATATGATATAAGTGCTAAAAACAATCCTTTACCTTGGACACAGCACTGGATTTCCTCTAAGGGTCTTCAAGTTGCTCCACAAGAAACAGAAGTTGAATCCTATGTCGTCGGCGGAATCAAACAAGATGTCAAAAAAGATACCTTCACAGGTTTTCAACTCTAAGGTTGAAGCGAAGAAGATAGATGATTGGTGGTTCCATGAGGAGCCACTAAATATGATAGATGAAAATTTATCATGTGGAAGAAAATCAAGAGTACCCTGAGTACCCCAATCCCTGGAGATATAACGGCAGCGTGTTTGACGGGAGCCTTATTGGGAACTTTCACGGTTTTGTGTATAACATTACCAATCTCGCGAACCAACGACAGTACATTGGGAGAAAGTATTTTTGGCAACGAAGAAAGCCTAGACCTACAGATAGCAATCCCAGACCAAGGAGAGTTACGTCTGAAAGTGACTGGAGAAAATACTACGGTAGTTGTCCAGAGCTTAAAGAGGATGTTAAGCGGTTCGGAAAGGAATCCTTTAGAAGAACTATATTAAGTCTACATAAAACGCCTGGGAAAGTGAACTACGAAGAGACTCGTCAGTTGTTTCTGAACAATGTGCTGACAGAGAGCTTGACAGATGGAACCCCCACCTACTACAATAGCAATGTCCTAGGCAGGTACTACAAGAAAGATTATTATGATTTTGGAAACGATTCTGGCACTTAGCGCCGTAGATTATGACCATCTTGCCAGAGCGGTCTCTGTTGAAGCGGCAAAAAATACCTTTGATGAATATTGCGTAGCGGCATCAATTCTCAACCGTGTAAACTCACAATACTTTCCTAACACTGTTGCTGATGTTGTATATGCCCCTGGTCAATATCAGGGTTTTGATTTTCACCGGCCGGTGGCGAGCACTACTTTGGTAAATAGACTTAAGTCTGAAGAGGGTAAACGAAACCTTCTTAAAGCACATAGTATCATTGGAAACAGAACTGACTTCAAAGGTCAGAGTATGTTAAGATATCGTGTATCATCGGAAGACCCGATGTGCGACCCTAAAGGAAACTTCTATCACTATCACTGGCAAGCATGACTTACCCAGCACCAATTCTTACACCTTACGATGAATGGTTTAGTGAACCAATCTTGACAGAAACACAAATGGAATATCAAAAATCTATTGAAGAACCTGGTGATGACATTATTGTAAATATGGATGGAGGCGTAGGTGGTTCTTGGTCAGTACAGACAACAGAACCAGAGAACATTCACGAATTGATGTATGAGATTGCTACAAAGAATGTGGCAACTACTCTCGCATTAGATCCTATTCCACCCCTTGGTGGTGGTTCAGAGAACTTCCAAGAGGGTTGGCAATCTGGGTCAGGTCTGCTACAATAAAGAGGTGGTTGAGAGACCACTGCGGTAACCTCCTTGGTAGTTCAGGGTTAGCGGCGATAGGAACTACCATATGGGTCAGTAGCTCAGTGGATAGAGCATCGCACTTCTAATGCGTTGGTCGGGGGTTCAAATCCCTCCTGACCCGCCTTGCGGAATTAGTTTAGAGGCAAAACTAAAGGTTTCCAACCTTTCGTCACCGGTTCGATTCCGGTATTCCGCTCCAATCCTCTATAGCTCAGCTGGTAGAGCAGGTGACTGTTAATCACCTTGTCCCTGGTTCGAGTCCAGGTGGAGGAGTTCGACGGGGGATGAGTCCGCCCGCGACGGTGCTAACCACACTGTGATTGAGAGTTGGTTACTCTCTTGCTCCA